CTTTATATTTTCTCCGGCGGGAATTATATTTGAAAACTCTTTTTATGCATCAGAGGTGTTTTCTGTACGGTTGTGTATATTTTTGTACGTTTTAGCCACTTACGGTCCTGGCTTCTCCTTTCCTGAGTTTAAAAACTTTATGAAAGTATACACAATCATATAGAGAACATCTCTAAACTTATATTAATAAAACTAAAACTTTATAGAAAGGAGGTTAAAGACCATAAGAAGGGCAAAGAAAAAAACAGAGACCGTACATTCTGCCCCAACGATGAGTGCTGAAGCAAGAGAAAACCAGGTAATCAACGCAGCAATGAATCTTGCAGAGCAGCAAATCCTTGAAGGCACGGCCTCTTCACAGGTTATAACCTACTTTCTAAAACTAGGAAGTGAACGAGAGTCAAAGAAACTTGAAATAGAAAGGCTTGAAGCAGAGAACGCTTTGCTTAAGGCAAAAACTGACGCACTTCAATCTCAGGCAAAGATGGAAGAACTTTATCACGAAGCAATCAAAGCATTTTCTCAGTACCATGGAGATGATGATGACAATGATATTTAGATCTTACAAAGAACTAATAAAGCTTCCAACTTTTGAAGAGCGTCTAAAGTATTGTATGCTTGATGGTGCTGTTGGTAAATCAACATTTGGTTATGAAAGATATTTAAATCAACAATTCTATAGAAGTAAGGAATGGAAAAGCATAAGAAGAGATGTGATATTACGAGACGAAGGCTGTGATCTTGCAGATACTAACTATCCAATCACAGGACACATTTACGTACATCATCTAAATCCAATTACCAAAGAAGATATTCTGAATGGATCAAGTTGTTTATTAGATCCTGAGAATCTCATAACAGTTTCTTACGATACACATCAGGCAATTACTTACGGGACAATGAATCCTGTTCCAAAACCATTAGTAACTAGAAAACTGAATGATACATGTCCATGGAAGTGAGGGGCATATGACAGAAAGCATCCTGAATTCTACAAAGGAGGCTCTTGGTATTGAACCAGATGATACTTCCTTTGACAATGAATTAGTTATGCACATTAATTCTGCTCTTATGATTCTTTATCAGCTTGGAGTTGGTGACAAGATATTTCAAATAACTGGACCTGATGAAAAGTGGGATGACTTTTTAAAAGACTATCCTGCAATTCCGGCTGTAAAGTCTCTTTTATATTACAGAGTAAAACTAATGTTTGATTCCAACAATATGAGTTCTGGTCTTATTGCAGAATACAACAGTAAGATCAAAGAACTTGAGTGGAGAATTTATGTAGCTGTCGATCCAAGTACTAATAATGAATTAGGAAGCAAAAAAGATGAGTGATTATTATATTGCAGTACCTCATGATGACTATATAGTTCATCATGGTGTTGAGGGACAGAAATGGGGAGTGCGCAGATATCAGAATCTTGATGGTTCGTTGACTCCTGAAGGGAAACGTCTTCTTGCACAGCACAATAAGAACAAAGATTCTTTTGCATATCGTGTTGGTGAGAAACGATTACTTAAAAGATCAAGAAACTTTGAAAATAAATCAAGAAAGTATGCTTCATCATTTTCACTTAAGAAACAGGAGAAAGGAAGGTTAGCAGAAGAAGCTGGTGAGAATACTGCAAGGTTGTTAAGAAGACCTGAGGACGTTGAGTCTGTTGGAAAACGAACAGTTGCTGGACGAGTAGGTCTTGGAGTAGCTACCGGAGCAACAGCGTTCGTTGGAATCGTATTAACTGGAGGTATGGGACCGGTTGGTCTTGCTGCGGTTTCTCCTGCTGCAATTGCGCTTACAAAGAAATGGGTTGATTCAACACATTAAAAGGAGTAGAGATGGATACTGAATTTGAAAAAGAAATTAAAAAACATATTTACAAACAGAATGAACCAAATAAACAGAGTAAACCATCTGTTAAGAAATTTGTTGTAAATACTGATGATGGCATCTTTCTTAATGTAAGATCTGCACCAACGATGGTAGAAAACAATGTTGTTGGAACACTTGCAAAAGGGACCACAATTACTGGGCATGGAGAAAGCGGAGAATTCACAAAAATTACTTTCAATGGAAAGACAGCTTACGTTCTTACGAGTAAATTGAAAGAAAAGTAAAGGAGGATCTAATCGTGAAGGACAAAGAATATGGAGTACCTTCTCAGAAAAAGTTTCCTCTTGATACCAAAGAGCATGTCTTATCTGCAATTAGATTCTTTAACTATGTAGATCCGGCTTACGAAAAGGAATTAGCTTCGGCAATCATTTCCAAGATTAAAGAGTACAATATTTCTAATCTAACTCCAAGTGCTGCAAATCGGTTTTACAAATACTATAAACCAGATTATGTAGAGCATCATGGAATAATTGGAATGAAACATGGAGTACGAAACGGTCCTCCTTATCCTCTTTCCGGTTCTGAGCATTCTGCTGTTGTGAAGTCTGCAGATAAGAAATCTACAAGATCTGGTAGAAAATTAACATGGCGTCAAAGAAGAAAAGCTAAAAAGAATCTTAAAAAGGCTCGTGCAGCGGCTGCTCAGAAAAGATTAGACGACAAAGAGAAAGAAAGGCTTGTACGAGAGGGATCTGCAAGTGAAGTATACGCAAGAAGAAACGATTTAACAATAGAACAGAAAAGAAGAGCTCAGGAAAGATTAAACCTTGATGATCAGTTAGCAACCCTTTCTGCAAAAGAATTAGCAAGAAGAAAATCAAAAGTAGATAAGATGATTGAAACTATTGATCGAGCAGCTAAGATCACAGTTGGAGTATATAATACAGCGAATAATATTAACAACATCCGAAAACTATTTTCTGGTGAGGATACTTTTTCGAAAAACAGTAATAATAGTAACAACAATGATAAAAAAAAGGACAAGAAGTCTAATACGTCAAAGGATGCTAAAGATTTCGTTGAAAATGTAATAACAATTGAAAATGTAATAACAGATAAGTCGTTTCTTTCAAATGATAGCCAATCTAAATCATCAAAGAATTCTGAAGATTTTGTTGAAAACGTAATAACCGATCCTGCATTTCTTTTAGAGGATAAGCATTCTAAAGGATATTCTTGGTAAATAAAGGAGTTGAATAAATATTGAGTTTAAGTAATACAGCAACTCCTATTTATTATGGTCAATTCAGAGACAAAGTACTTAGAGGAGAGATCCCGGTTTGCAGACAGATTTCTGCACAGATGAACTTGATTGATGACCTTATACGAAATCCTAATGTCTACTATGACGATAAGGCTGTAGAGGGTTGGGCAAGCTTCTGTGAGAATGAACTGACTCTTACTGATGGATCAAATCTTAATCTTCTCGATAGTTTTAAACTTTGGGGAGAAGATGTTTTTGGATGGTATTACTTTATTGATAGATCTATATACGATCCTAAAAAGAATCGTTATGTCAATAAACGAATTAAGAAACGTCTTCGAAACAAACAATTCTTGATAGTCGGTCGAGGAGCAGCAAAAAGTATGTACGATAGTACCGTACAAGATTACTTTTTGAATGTGGATACGTCAACCACACATCAGATAACAACTGCTCCAACGATGAAACAAGCTGATGAGGTGTTGGGACCAATCAGAACTGCTATTACAAGAAGCAGAGGTCCGTTGTTTAAATTCCTTACAGAGGGATCGCTTCAGAACACTACAGGCTCGCGTGCTAATCGGGTTAAACTTGCAAGTACCAAAAAGGGAATAGAAAACTTCTTGACTGGTAGCTTGCTTGAGATTCGTCCTATGAGTATCGATAAGCTTCAGGGTTTACGATGCAAGATTGCTACAGTTGACGAGTGGCTCTCAGGAGACGTAAGAGAGGACGTTATTGGCGCAATAGAGCAGGGTGCTTCAAAGCTTGATGACTATCTTATTATAGCAACAAGCTCTGAGGGAACCGTAAGAAACGGCCCTGGAGATGACATCAAAATGGAATTAACCGAGATCCTTAAAGGAGATTATGTTAATCCTCATGTAAGTATTTGGTGGTACAAACTGGATGATATTAAGGAAGTTGCACAGCCAGAAATGTGGATGAAAGCAAATCCTAATATCGGAATTACCGTAACATATGAGACATATCAACTTGATGTAGAAAGAGCAGAAAAAGCACCAGCTTCAAGAAACGATATTCTTGCAAAGCGATTCGGCATACCAATGGAAGGCTTCACATATTTCTTCACTTATGAA